TCTCTCCCAAGGTATCATATGATCGATTTCAGTCAAAGAATAATGATGATGTTGCATTAACTGAAAGTTTACCTGATAATGATTTGTCAGGTTGTCATGAGAGAGACATACTAAAAAAAATCAGCGGTTCCTTCTAACGTCAACTTATTATCATGACCACAGCTACCACACTGAAACTCTACATCGTGTTTGAGTCGTGGCATATTCTCAATAAAATCTCGAACCTTCATGAACTGTTCTGTCGAGAACGATTCAATAAAGTTCATTACTTCTTCCGGTGTCTCTTCATCCAGCGAGAATCTTTCTTCTTTCGTTTCAACTGCGCTAATACAAGCAGCAATCATATCAAACGCCTGATCAGTTTGACTCCCTTTGTATTTACCTACTTTAGGGCCAATATCTTTCAAAGTAGGGTACTTCATTTCTAAAGTAATATCAGAAGACAGTTTAATCTTCTTTGCATTAGCTCCTTTAGGAACTTTAATATTAACTTTTGAGATATCTACTTTGATATCATTTGATGTACCACACTCAGTACACTTTGCTTTAATATCACTAGACTCACCTACAGACTTACTACGAATCTGAGTAAACAAATATTCGATATCAAAGATGGGAAGATTGCGTACACTAATCTCTTCATCGATACAAGATTCAAGAGTATCACAGATTGCTTCAAGTGATCCCAGTTCATCACCCTGTTCTAAAGCAATCATCAAGACCTTTTCTTCTTTTACCAGATATGGTCTAAATCTAACCGTTTCACCACTAGATGGAATTTTTGTAGAATACTTGATCGTCTCATTAAGTTTTGGCAAAGCCATAATGTATCTCCATTATTATCTAATTCGTTCCCAGTCAGTATAGGAAAGTTGAACGCTAAGTTGTACTAATTGATTTTGATTGTCGTCACCAAGTTCGATTGCTTGGATTGTTGTAGGAAACGCTTTTAGTAGCTTACAAGCATATACAACTGAGTTATCACCATGGTCTAGCTGTTGAATAACTACTGTCTTGGCGTATTCGCTTTTATACTTTAATTCATATGTGTCGAATCCAATAATCTCTTCTTGCCAGTTCTCAAAGTATGTTCTCATTGAGTAATCTTGGTCGAGAAGAAATGTAAGATTAACGTCTTCAGATAAGAAACCATATGGCATCTTTTGTGACATCATACCAATTGTTCTTTCATTGGTTACGATCTGACGTCCAGGAATGTTAACAGCACGGCAAAGAGCATCAATCGTTCTAGCATCTCCACCAAACTCTGTCGGTAAGATTACTCTATACCGGTCTGCTCTAGATACGCCTTGTGCGAATCTTCCTTTTAGTTCTTCAATGCTTGCCATTAAGCTACCATCTTTCTTCTAGAATCTCTGTATACTGTAGTTGAACTTGCTTTCTCAAAATCAGCGGTTGGCAAGAACGTAGCAATTTCCCATTCTGTAGGAGCAACTAAAGCGAGCCTTGATCTTAAATGTTTAGACAAGTATCTTTTAAAACACGGCTTAAATGCTCGTAATGTTGATGCTCGTTTTAACATACTATAAGATATTCTAAATTTAGTTGTTTCATCATATCTTTCATTATTTATATTGTCTAGCAGTGCATCTAAAAATTTAGCACGCAATCCCATGGGTAGATAATGCAGATTAATACCATAAAATCCACCAGGAGCAGGTTTAACCATAATGATTAGAGGAAATCTATCATAGTATGGTAGTTTCTCTTTTGTTTTAGGATCATAAAAATACATATACATGCTACCAACCGCAGGACGATTTCTGAGTTGGACTGATTCTGCACGCATTAATTCGGCACGATTAGGATTTAACTGAGACGCCTTTTTGCGAAACCATTCTCGGGATTGTTTACTTCTTGGAGTAATCCCTTTACGAAATGCCTCAAGTTCTAGTTTTTGAAATAGATCGGCCATCTACACTTTCATTCCCATTGCTCGGAGTTTTTTCTCTGTCCAGATTTGAAATTCATATCCATTATCTTTGCAGTACTCACTTGCTGCTTTCCATTTACATTGATTTTTGACATACTCTAGAGATTCACTAATATGCTTTTTAGTTCTTCTTCTGCCAGCTGGTGGTTTAGTTTGTTTTTCTGGCTTAATCTCAACTAAAATAGTTCTACCATCTTTCATGTTTAATTTTAAATCAATAAAATATCTGTGCGCACGATTATCTATTGCACTAATATAAGGAATAATAGTTTCTTCAGAAGACCAAGATTTAATCTCTGTGTTGTTTTCACACCACATAAATGCAAACTTCTCCCAGTAAGAGCGATAAATAACCTGTGTATGGTCACCGGCATACTTGGCAGGATTTTTTACTTTATATCTTCCCTTGTAGGTTTTCATTTCAAGCCATATAAATAATTAAAGACTAAAGGTATTTATAGGTAAAAAAGTGGCATTAAATTTTCCAATTGAAAGAGATGAGAAATACGAAGGCAGAATCAGCTTTACTGCTTTGAATTCTTCTACTGGTGCACAAAGGTTTGCCTCTGGTACTGGAAGCCTTTCTGCAGCAGAAGGTCGTGGTGGTCAAAGAGGCGTTGCCAGTAATAAAACAATCACGACTACCGGTGGTTCGGTAAATCTCTATCTCCCACAAGGACTGAACTTTCAGGATGGTGTTCAATATGAAAATACCGATCTTGGTGTCATCGGATCTGCTATCTCTGGTGCAGCTGGAGCCGTGTATCGTGATCCGAGTGTAAAGGGCATTCAGGCAGTTACTAGTGCTGCCTCTTCAGTTGCCGATCAAGTAACTTCAAATTTGTTTGGTGCTCAGAACCGAGAAGCTGCTGCAGGACTAGCAGAAAGATTCGCTCCAGGTGGGCTTGGTGATGCAATTGCAATGGGCACTGGTATCACAGCAAACCCACACAGAAGATCGATCTTTAGAGACGTTGCACTAAGACAGTTTAGCTTTAACTTCACAATGGTTCCTGCAAGTCCTGAAGAAGCGGCAGTATCAGAAGAAATTGTTAAGTTTTTTAGGGTTAATATGTATCCAGAAAGAACTGGTCTAGCTGGTTCTCTGTATAAATTTCCTACCAAGTTTGAAATTAGACTTTCTTATAAAGGTGAAGAAGTGGCTACTAAAATTCTTCCCTGTTATCTAACATCTACGGAAACTCAATATAATCCTAGATCTGGATCTTTTCATACAAATAGTAAATTTAATGAAATTGGTATTGCGCTATCATTCCAAGAAGAAACAACTTTAGACAAGCAAATGATTGAGGATGGATTCTAATGTCTTACTTTACTAATTTTCCATTCACCAATTATGTATTTGGTAATCAGTCTGGTTCTACTGTCTTTCAGAACTTAGGCGTTTACGTTGATCTTATAGACTTTGCCAAAGACGATGCAGCTTTCTATACCTATTACAATCTTCAGAATGGTGATAGACCGGACCAGATTTCACAGAAGCTTTATGGTCGTCCTGACTTACACTGGACGTTTGCCATTCTTAATGATGAAATTAAGATTCAAGGTTGGCCTCTATCTAATGTCGATCTTACTGCAAAAGCTAAAAAAGATTACCCCAATACAACTATTACTACTCGTACAGACATTAGTACCAAGTTTAAGGTTGGCAGTACAGTTACTGGTAGCGTCAGCCAGACTAAAGGTAAAGTCTTACGCAGACGCCTAGACTTCGGTCAGATTATTGTTGGTCAGGTATCTGAAGACAATCAGATTACTCAGACAACAGACGTGAAAGGATATATTAAGTTAGAGTTATCTAATACTAATTTAAGGTTTACAGAATTATCAGACTGGATTATTACTAAAGCTGGCGTAGCGGTTACTGCACCAACTATCGTATCTGGTGGAGCAGGATATACGTTTATCGAATATAATTTTGGTAAAAGCAATGCAAACGTTGAATATGTTTTTAATACTAAAGTTATTGAGAAAGATAAGACACTTACGTTTAACGCTGGTGAACAAATCACAACGACTGAAGATGGCATTACACAGTTTGCTATTGTAGACTCTTCGGTACTAGAGTATAATGCTACTCACCATTATGAAGATGCTGATGGAAAATATGTTGACATTACTCCTAATGCTCCTTTTGTACAAAGAATTTCCGTTGAGCTTGAACTAGATGGAGCAACCGATGCAAATGTAAACAATGCTGTAGTTAAAAGCATCAGTGCTTCTACAACTCTAGACTATTCTGCAAACGTTACCTTAACCGATATTCAAAAGAATATTGATAAAGGATTCTATACTACTACAGGATCAGTTTTAAAAGCAACTGTTGATGCATATAATGACGTAATTAACACAAGCATTACCAAGACCCTTGATGGTCTGACCGGGATCGGTGGGGCTGCCGACAACGATTTTGATAATAACTTTCCATCCGGTACTAGCCTGACACAGCTAAACAGTGAACTTAGAACAGAGCTAAAAGCTGCCGTAGGTGTAGCTGATACCAACAGTAATAGCAAATACACTGTTACAGTTCATATGTTCTTCTTGATTGACAACCAATTAGATGTAATCCTTAGCAACAATGTGTTTGGTGCAGTTTACGAATATGACGTTTCTTCTGTCAAAACATTCAAAGTTAATTACGTTTCTAGTGGTACTGCTACCACCAGCGCACAGGTACACACTAAGAGATCCAGTGCGCTTACTGATATTGCGGTAGATCTTGAAGCTTACATTCAAGCTAACCTTTCTACTTTTAATCCTGCGACTTTAACTACGGTCACTTATTTAAATCGTGCTACTAAGAGTAACGATGCACTAAGATCAATCAAAGTACTTAAGCCATCTATTATTGAACAGGTCGTTCAAACATTTAATAACGTCTTGATTGAATCGCAAGACTTTGAAAATGGTGTTGGTATTGTCTCTGCTGGTCAATCCGGATCTGGTAATACAACAGTAACTACGGCATCTCAGCCTACGACAACTCTGGCAGGTCAGACAGTAACATCTAGCAGTGCAGCGGCGGTTACCGCATCAACATCTGGATCTAGTAGCAGTAGCAGCAGTAGTAGCAGCAGTGGTGGTGGCTATTACTAATGAGTTCACAAC